ACAGTTCCGTCAACTGTCCGTCTGTCCGTCTGTCCGTCTGTCCGTCTGTCCGTCTGTCCGTCTGTAGGAATTGTATTTTGAAGTGTTCCATTGTCAATAAGTTTTTGTATCAGCTTTTGCGCTTTCTCATTGTTTATGTAATACTTCTCATCTACTACATCTTCTAAATAGTCTTTCATTACTCTTTTTAGTTCTATTGGTTCTGGAAATGTAAACTTCCAATCTCCCAAAATGCTAACCATAAAGCAACGATTTCTATTTTGTGCAACTCCATAATTCTTTGCGTTTAGGTCTTGCCAATAATTCGAATAGCCTTTACTTTCAAGAAATGATATCCAGTTTTGAAAATCTTCTATATTTTTCTTTCCGTGAACCTGTGGCACATTTTCCATAAGCAGCACTTGTGGCAAATTCTCAACTTCATTCAACAATCGTTCCACTTCCCACAACAATCCAGACCTTGTACCACTGTCTTTTGCCATTCCTTTTTGTTTCCCGGCAACTGATAAATCTTGGCATGGAAATGAATATGTCATCAAATATGTAAACTTTTCTACATCTTCAATTCCTAAATCTGAACCATGAATTTGGGTAATGTCCATTTTTGGAAATTCTGTTCCATGAATTGAGTTATAACTTTTAATAGCATACTTATCGAGTTCAACCACTCTGTAATGTTCAAAATCTGCTCCTAAATCTCTAAGTGCCATTGCTTGACTTCCAACTCCTGCAAAAAGTTCAATCAACATAATGGGATTTTTAATTTTGAATAAAGGTTTTTCATCGTCTAAAAAGCTTAATTGTTCAAATTCAACCATTCTCTCTTAATCCTTTCCAACTGCCTGTTCAATTTCTGTGTAATCATCTGATTTACTTCCGGTGTAGAAAGAAGCAGGTATTCGATCTGCCATAACATAATCTGCACATCCGCAATTTCTTCAACCAAATTGTCTCTGCACTCTGCAATACTTTTCTCAGTCCTTTGACCGTTTCCGCAAACTCTCCACCACTTATTGATGGCTTGTGTCAATTCTGCCATCTCTTCAATGCACTGTCTGCTTTGCGAGTCATATCCGTAATGTTCGGCAATAATCTTTATTTTCTCTGCTTCGTCCATGCTATACATCCCCAAATTCGTTAATAGCTTTTAACTTTTTTCCAAGTTATCTATTTCACTTTTCTTAAGATCAATGGCTCGATCAAAATAATGTGCAAATATTTCTTTTGCTTTCTTATCATCTTTTTCTTCTAAGACAACTACGTTTCCTCCGATTAAACTCGCAACATCTTCTTTTTTAACGAACGAACTAAAATATCCGTCCGGGAATCTGCTTATCGGTTTATAAGTTTTTGGCTTTTCGTCCACTTCACATTCAGAATATGTGAGTTTTGGATTACTTCCGTATAGTCCTTTCAAAATGTAAAAATGTAATTTCATATACTATACCTCCACATCTTCATCTTTCGGAAACTGAAAAATCACATTATTGACATATTCGATTTTCGACTTTTTATCATCTGTGATTGTGATAATTCCGTTCGTTTTTGTTATTTCAAGTAATTCCCTAAACTTTTCTGAAGGTTCTATATTTTGAAAAACAACTGGCATCCCTGTATAAGCACTTCTCAACATTTCCATTGCTTTCATGGCTTTTTCTTGTATAGAATATTTTGCAACTGATGACATATACAATTCTGTTGGAGGAGCAGTACAACCTATCGTTGCTACAATCCTGTTGTCTTTTGTAATTGAAAATACAAATTTCTTATACGGAATATCTTGCATTCCATCCTGGCTAATTACTCTCATTTTCTATCCCTCCGTCACGAAACTTGGTTCTTCTTTCGCTTCCACGTCTGCCACAACTTCAAATGGCTGTGAATTTTCGTTTTCTGCGATTTTTCTGTGTGCAATCTCGCTTACATCTGTTTCAATTTCCATTCCAGCCATAAAGTTACTCTGCTGAGTCGGATTCTCAAAATCAAGTTCAATATGTTTGCAAAGTCTATGCAGCACTGTCTTTTTATACATTTCCCCGGTGAAATTCTTCCAAGCCGGAGAATTGCTCGCCTTACTGGATTTTCTTGTGTTCTCCAAGTCTGCAAGGCTCATTGTGTCGTATACCATTCCCCCATCGGCGAATAAGCACACTGCAAATGCGCCAATAATCTTTCCATCATTAAAAGCCTTTGGTTTGAAGTTGATTCCCTGCTCTCCGTTTTCGATAACTTCTTCGAATTCATCACCTTCACGAACAAGTTTTGCGTAAATATCCTTGATTGGACGGATAGAATACTTCTTTGCGAGTTTCTTTGCTCCACGATAATCCGTCTGATAATTCAACTGGCTTCCATATGGAACGAGGTATGCTTCTTTGTTGAAGAAGTCCAATCCCAGCGTAGCACCTTTCATCAAGCCGGACATAATCTCCGACTGCTTATACTCCATGAGTTTTGGGTTATCGTGGATCAGCGCAAGAGTATTCTGCACGAATCTCTGTTTATTAAAATCTTTCGGAAGTGCGTCATTCACGCTATCCAGTTTCTCCATTAAAGCCATATCAAATGTCTTTGGTTTCTGTGCTACTGTTCCTGTATTCTGCGTTACCACCTGTGTATTTTCTGACATAATTTATTCCTCCTCTTCTACTAACTAAAACTTGATTCTGGTTCTGCTTCCGGAAAAATATCATCAGTATCATAATCTTTATCAATAATGATTGATGTTCTTGCTCTAGTAAGACGCATAAGTAATATCTTGAAATCATCCATATACCTCAACGATGAAATCATCAAATCGTTTTCTAATGAAAGTGTATACGGTTTTTCTTTTCCACTATCCCGCGCCCATTTCGAAATAGGAATTTCGATATTAAGTGATTCATCGTGCTCGTTTTGAAATGTAATTACTGCTCTTTGTACATTTCCCCATGACGGTTTATCAAGTTCTTCTACGCTCATTTCGCAGTCTACACACGAATAAGAAACTCCATCATCGTAATCAATTTCCAATCCATCTGTATCAATTTCCTTTTCGCACCGCTTTTTCCAAATCTTAAATAAATCAGTTACTTTGATTTCTTTTTGCTCTGGTTCAATCATCAAATCTCTGAAATTTTCAAGAATCGTTTTATTTCCCATGCAAGCATCAGAATTGACAATTTCCGTCAAAACCGAATCTAACTTAGGAAGATATTCGGAGAAGTCATATTTTTCAATATACGGAACCATAACCTCTGTAACCTTTCTTTTAATTGCTTTTTCCGCATCTCCCCACTTAAAAGCATCTTCTACTGCTCTTTCTATCATCTTTTTAAACTTATCTTTTACAATTTCTTTCACATCATCATCAGATAAAGACTGCATGGCAATGTTAAGTAATTCTTCTTTCATTTGTTACTACTCCTCCATTTCTTCTGCTACTCTCAATTCTCCATCGTACTTATAAACCGCACCATCTGATGTATCTACTTCCGTCACAACCGCCTTTGCTTTTCCGGCTTTTACAATATCTCCCAGTTTCGGAAGAAAGTTACAAGCAAAAACATAGTCTTTTCCAATGGGTTCTCCATGTTTTAAGTATCGTGCTTTAATTGCGATCATTTACATTCCATCCTTTCTACAACTTGATTTACGATTTTTTTACATTCTTCCTCGCAATAATCAAGAGTCCGAATAGGATTATCCTCATTGCAAACAGCGAAATAACCCCTGTTTTCCAAAACAATTATTTCTTTTATTGCTTTTTCATTGTCAGAGAATAACCGTTTTGCAGTTTCTACATCGTACCCATCAAAGCAGTGTGCGCAATCAAAACCTATCCAGCGCAAATCTTTCCGTTCTTGATGATATAAATGGTCGCTATTATATGTAATACCTCCGTGACAACCAATATTATCTATATCAATTTTCACTTCTTTCGGAATCCATACATATCCGCAACGATAGCCAGTTGGCATAAACAGAATTACGCATGGAAATCCTTTGTATTCAAATTGCTTTTCTAATTTGGGCATCGCCATGTTACACCTCCACTTTCAGTTCCTTGTCATCTGTTACATACATGCATATAAGTTGTGACTGAACATCAGGCAAGTTATCTTTTGAAATCGACTCTGCATTATCTAAGAAAATAGGGCAATCAACACCATTCAATTTAGAAAGAGAAGAGATAATATCTAAGCCAGCGATAATTCTATGCCCGTTATTTAATGATGAATACGGAACGCCGTTTACCGTACATTCGCAACATTCTTTCAAACCACCGTTTATCTGATTTTCAAACAATCGGAACGATACAACCTTAAACTTCTCGTTAATCACAGAAGAAATTCGATTCATTTTCTCTCTGATAAATTCTTCTGTTAAATCAATCATTTGTTCCTGTTCTGCAATCTTCTGTCCGACTTCCGCTTTCTCTTTTTCCAACTCTTCAATACGCTCTTTAACTTTTGAATTGTCCGCAGATTTGATTTTCGCAACAATATCTGAGATTTCATCACGCAAAACAGCTTTTTTCGCTTCCAATTCGGTTTTTCCAACTGTTTCTTTGCTCATTTCTTCGATTTCGTTTTCCAACATAAGAATCTGTTCGCTGATTTTTTGGTACTCTTCATTTTTTGACATATCGGCTACAGCCGGGATTGAATCAATGATTTCTTCCTTTTCTTTTAATGTTTCTTCGAATTTTGCGATTTCTGCATTGACTGCTTCCAGTTCCTGTTGTTTATCATTAATGATTTTCTGATATTCTCGAATATTATCTGCTGCTTTCTGTCCTTTTTCTGTAATGGATTTCAGATTGTTTTCTCTGTTCTTTTCAAACTTTTCTTTATCTGAAATGTAGCGTTCTTCATATTCAGCCTTCGATTTTTTATATCTCTCTTCGTCATTTTTCTTTCTTTCCTCATAATCAGAAATACGCTTTTCTCGAACTTCTTTCGGAAGAGATTGACCGCAAGTCGGACAAATCAAATCGTCTTCTGCAAGTTCCGGCAATGGCGTATATTCTAGGAATGTCTTCATTTCTGGGAACACGCTTGCTTTTTCGCGTCTCCATTCATCTATAAATTTCTTTTTATCAGTTTCCGCACTCTCTTTTTGCTTTTCTGCGCTTTCGATATCCACCGCAATAGAATTAGCCTGTCTTTTCAAAGACATTAGTTTTTCTTCTACTTCGTTGCATTCAGAAGCCACACCTCTTCTCTTTTCCATCAGAATCTCTGTTTCTTTATTGCTGATATCGCTTAAATCAAATTTCAGGTTCATCACTTGTTCTCTTTTAGCATTGATCTCTTTGCTTTTCTCAGTTCCACCAGCAAGTTTATCCTCTACTTTTTTCAAAGCAGTTTCTTTCGCAGCTTTTTCCACTTCAAGAGCACCGACATCTACTGTGACAAGCTGTTTCGATACTTCATCAATGCGTGCCGGGATCTCTGTCATTTTCTCTTTTAATGTATTCTTCGCTTTCGTATACTTTTTCAGAATATCATCCGTACTTGCAATTCTAAGTTCTGGAATCAGTTTTAAGAACTTATCCCCATACTCCTCTGCAATCTGTGCATCCGGTTTTTCTACAACAAACTGCATCAAAATTTCTCTCTGCTCTTTCCATGGTAAAGAAGTAAATGCGATCGGATTTGTAACAAGGTTGAAAATCTTTTCGTCAATCATGCCGGAAATAAACTCTTTAAAATCTTTTTCTGATTTCGGATAACCGTTGATTTCAAACTCATTAACATTTCCTTGAAACTCTGTTGTTCCTGTCCCTCTTTTCTTCACAAATTTTTGTTTTTGAACTTTTTTCAAGGTATATTCTTCTCCATCGACAGAAAGGATTGCTTCTACGCATATTTCCAGATTGTCAATCATCTTTCCGTCTTTATCTAATGTGCGAATATCAAACTTTGCACTTCCATGCGAATCTTTTCCGAACAACAACCATGTGAAAGCATCAAATACCGTTGTCTTTCCAGTTGCATTTGCGCCATATATTTTCGTTAATTCGCCGAATGAAATTAACTTGTTCACACATCCCTTAAAATTCTGGATGTGAATACTTTTTAATTTAATTATTTTCATACATCTTCTTTCCTTTCTACTTAATTTATTCACATTTTTTAATTGATTATATATGTACCTCCGCGCTTTTTTGAT